GGTTTTGGCGCAATGCCGTTGCTCCAAGCAATCCGGCGTTAGGCTTTACAATTACAAAAGAATCGATTGAAGAAGCTATTGCGACTAACCCAATCGAACAGACAAGAACAGAAACGCTCTGTCAATGGATCGATAGCCTTCAATCGCCGTGGCCTCATGGAATCTTGGAAGAAACCTCAGATAACACTCTTGAGATGGCTGCTGGCGCTTACACAGTCTTTGCATTCGATGTAAGCCCATCAAGGCGCAATGGATCATTGGTTGCAGGTCAGTTGATGCCAGACGGTCGAATCGGTATTGGGATTCTTGAAACCTACAGTTCACAAATGGCAATCGATGAACTCAAGATGGCAGCTAGCATTAAAGCCTGGTGCGATATCTACAAACCTCGATTAGTCTGCTACGACAAATACGCCACACAAACGATTGCAGACAGACTTTCTCAATCTGGTGTAATGACAGAGGATGTGTCAGGGCAACAGTTCTACAAAGCTTGTGGTGACTTATTAGAAGGCTTGGTAAATCATCGAGTGGTTCACAATGGACAGGCAGAATTGATCCAACAAATGAATAACTGTGCAGCTAAGGTCAATGACTCTGCATGGAGAATTATTAAGAGAAAGTCAGCCGGTGATATCTCAGCGCCTATTGGCTTGGCGATGGTCGTTTCAAAGCTCATGCTTCCTGCTCCAAAGCCTCAAATTATTGCCTAGACATAACACGCCGAAATTGTCAAATATTAGACAAAGTGTGCTAATATGTAAACATGGGTCGCTTACTGCAAACATTCGGACTACAAACTAAACCTTTACTCGAAGCACAGTCAGCACCCCAAGTCTTAGGCGAATACTCGCCGTATGCAATGCCGTTTCAATATGCTTATGTAAGTCGCTTAGATGCTGTCTCCGTTCCCGCGTTATTTAGATGCCGCAATTTATTAGCCGGCACAATCGGTGCTATTCCTCTCAACCTTTATAAGAAATCTACTGGTGAAGAACTCGGAAATCCCGTATGGCTCGACCAACCTTCTTACTCACAGCCACGATCAGTAACAATTTCCTGGACTGTTGATTCATTATTATTTTACGGACAAGCATTCTGGAAAGTTGTAGAAACTTATGCAGAAGATGGTCGCCCATCTCGCTTTGAATGGATTGCTAACAATCGAGTAACTGCAACTCTTGACAGCACAAATACTTTCGTAAAGTCTTATGCGGTTGATGGCGTTACTTTGCCGCAAGATGGACTTGGCTCTCTTGTCACATTCCAATCACTCAATGACGGAATCTTGACTACCGGAGTTCAAACAATTCGTGCAGCTATAGATGTGCAACGCGCAGCAACTGTCGCAGCTTCAACACCAATGGCTACCGGCTATATTAAGAACAACGGAGCAGACCTTGATCCAAAAGAAGTTCAGGGATTGCTTGCTTCTTGGAAAAATGCTCGCAACAATCGCTCTACTGCTTACTTGACATCTACTCTTGAATACAACCCAGTTTCTTATTCTCCAAAAGACATGATGTACGGAGAAGCCATCGAGCAACTCGCGACAGAATGTGCGCGCCTTTGCAATGTGCCTGCATATTATGTTTCAGCAGACCGCAATAACTCAATGACTTATGCAAATGTACAAGATGAGCGCAAGCAATTCTTGACATTATCTCTACAGCCATTTATTACAGCGATTGAAGATCGCCTATCTATGGATGACATTACTGCTCGTGGCAACGAAGTTCGATTCGACATCGATCATAACTTCTTGCGTACTGACCCAATGGAAGAGCTTGCGGTAATTGAAAAACTATTAGCCCTGAACTTAATCACACCAGAACAGGCTATGGAAATGACTGACCTAACACCTAATGGAAGCAATGGTATGGCATGACACAAATCGTAACCTTCTCAGCCGATTTAACTGCTGACTCTGCTAGCCGAACAATCTCTGGCAAAATTGTGCCATTGAATGTCGAGGCTGGCTCAACCAATTACGGCAAAGTTATCTTTGCTTCTGGCTCAATCGAAATCCCAGATGCTAAATCAATTAAATTGCTTAGCCAACACGATACAAAGAAGCCACTTGGTCGTGCAGTTAGCTTCTCAGAATCAGAAGATGCAATCAACGCCGTATTCTCAATTAGTCGTTCACAACGCGGCACAGAAGCTCTTATCTTAGCAGAAGAAGGCTTGCAGTCCGGACTTAGCATTGGCGCAGAAGTTTTGAAATCAAAGATTAAGGACGGCGTGACTTATGTATCCGCTGCTCGCTTAGTCGAAGTCAGTTTAGTAACAGAGCCAGCATTTAAGTCTGCTCAAGTTACTGATATCGCAGCTGAAGAAGCCGAAAAGGTAGAAGAAGCTGTAACCGAAACCCAACCAAAAGAAAGCGAGACAGTAGTGGAAGAAACCACAGCAGTCGAAGCAACACCATCAGTAGAAGCTGCGGCTGTCGAGGCTGCTCGTCCTACTGTTACAGCAATGGCTTACACAAAGCCACGCATTGAAATCACAGCTGCTAAGTATGCAGAAAACACAATCCGCGCAGCACTAGGTGATGAGTCAGCTCGTCAATACCTACGCGCAGCAGACGACACATCAGACAACGCTGGTCTTGTACCAACTCGTCAGTTGCAAGAAATCATCAACCCACTCGGTACTACTATTAGACCGAGCATAGAAGCGATCAGCCGTGGAATTTTGCCTGATGCCGGCATGACTTTTGAGATTCCAAAGATCACACAAATGCCAACAGTTGCACAAACAGCTGAAAACGCAGCATTCTCAGACACAGACCAGAACTCATCATTCTTGTCAGTAGATGTGAAGAAGTACGCTGGACAACAGACATTCTCTGTTGAACTTCTAGATCGTACATCTCCAGCATTCTTCGATGAACTCGTCCGCAACATGGGCGCAGCTTACGCAAAGGCAACAGATGCAGCAGTAAATGCAGCTCTTATCTCTGGTGCAACACTTGATAGCACAACAACAACAACTTACCCAACAGCAGCAGAACTTCTTGGAGTTGTTGCTCGTGGTTCAGCATCTGTTTACAACGCGACTCTTGGACTTTCAAATCCATTTGCTCGCAACATGATTGTAAACACATCACAATGGTCAAACATCATGACTCTTAACGATGCAGGTCGTCCAATCTACAACGCAGTAAACCCAATGAACGCTGGTGGATCAGCAGTACCAACAGCACTTCAAGGAAACGTTGCAGGACTCAACCTCTATGTAACACCAAACACAGCTTCTGGAACAGACACAGATGGTTCCATCATCATCGTTAACCCAGATGCTTACACATGGTACGAGTCACCAACATACCGCCTACGCGCAGAATCAACTGCAGCAGGTTCAGTAACAATCGGCTACTACGGCTTTGGCGCAATCGCGACAAAGGTAGGCGCTGGTGCGTTCAAGAACAACAAGGCGTAAGTAACACCCTAAGTCGCTTGCAGGGGGTCGCAGCCCTTGACCCCCTGCAAGTCTTTAGAAAGGATATGGAATGTCATTAACAACAGTTGCTGAACTTCGCTCAGCTCTAGGTGTCGGCTCTCTATATTCTGATGCAACGCTTCAAGAAGTCTGCGATGCTACAGATGCAGTTATTCTTCCAATGCTTTGGAGTCCAACTTGGTATGCAGTTGCTCATAGCAATATAGTTGGTTATGGAACTCTTTATTTCAATGAGCCAGTTCGAGACATTTTTTATGTCGGACAAAGCGTAACTATTGCCAATTCCGGTGCAAACTTTGCTGGCACTAAGACCATTACTAGCATGAATGATTATTCAATTACTGTAGCAACATCTCATAATGCCGTTGCACCAAGTCATCCAATACGTCCTTATGGCACAGTATCTACAACAACTTACACAGACTGGTCAGCAGACTCAGCAGTTCAAGAAGCTGCACTAATGATTTCAGTTGATATCTGGCAGGCTCGCCAAGTAAGCAACTCTGGCGGCGTATCACCAGACTTTACTCCTAGCCCATATCGCATGGGTAACACTCTCTTGGCTCGCGTTAGAGGATTAATTTCTCACGCTTTGAGCCCTGACTCGATGGTCGGATAATGCCAGTTGCTCTCACTACTCTTAGAACCACGATTGCGACAGCATTAGTCGATAACACTAAGTGGCAAACATTTGCATTCCCACCAGCCACAGTTCTTGCTAACTCTGTAATTGTTAGCCCTTCTGATCCATATTTAGAGCCAAACAACAATCAACACAATACGATTGCTCCAACTGCTAATTTTAAGATAATCATCACAGTTCCTTTGTTTGATAACGAAGGCAACCTAAATGGAATTGAAGATGCCTTAATTGGCGTGTTCAACAAACTCGCAGCATCCACCTTGACCTATAATGTGGGAGCAGTTAGCCAGCCAAGCGTATTGAGCGCAGCATCCGGCGACCTGCTTTCTTGCGAAATGTCACTATCCGTTCTAACAACCTGGAGCTAATATGTCCGAATGGGAAAAAGAAAACGAAGCCTTCCTGAAGAAAATCGGGCAGGTTACTTCAGCACCAAAGCCACCATCTACTAAGAAAGACGAGGAATAATCCGAATGGCTATATTTCTAAGTAATAACGTAGGCGTTAAGATTAACTCCGTTGATCTTTCTGACCACGTCACAGCAATAACAATTAACCGTTCATTTGATGAACTTGAAGTCACAGCAATGGGCGATACTGCTCATAAGTTCGTTAAGGGCTTAGAAGCATCTTCTGTAACTATTGACTTCCTAAATGACACAGCTTCTGCAAACGTTCTAGCAACGCTTCAAGCTGCATGGGGAACAACTGTTACAGCAGTATTCCTACAGACAAAGGGAACAGCAGTTTCTGCTACAAACCCACTTTACACAGTTTCATTGCTAGTCAATAACACAACAGACATCAATGGTGCTGTTGGCGATATTGGCACACAGTCAATTACCTTTACTGCTAACTCAACAGTTGCAGTAGCCACAACAGGTTCTTTCTAAACAACTAAACAAAGGGGCAAATCATGGCAAAGCTAAAAGTAACAAGGGCAGATGGATCAGTTGGCGAATACCCAATTACTCCATTGGTGCAATATGGCTTCGAGATTCACGCTAAGAAGGGCTTTCATAAAGCGTTTATCGAAGATCAGAAGCAGAGCGACATCTTCTGGTTAGCCTGGGAATGTATCCGCCGTTCGGGTGAAACTGTTAAGCCATTTGGAGAGGACTTCATTTCGACATTGACTTCGGTCGATGTTCTAGATGACGACCCTTTGGCTTAGGGCGCGACTCGATCACCTATCTGATTGCTAAATTAAGTGTCAGACTCGGGATCGCGCCACAACAATTATTAGATTTAGATGAAGTAATGCTGAAGAACTTAATCAAGGTTCTACAGGATGAAGCAAAGGAGATAGCCAATGCCAGCAACCGTCAGAGGCGGCGTTGAACTCCGTAAAGCACTTAAGAATTTTGCTCCTAATTTAGGTAAAGAAACACAAAGAGAAATTGCTAATGCTCTCAAACCAGTTGTGAAAGAAGCTAAAGGATTTGTTATAGAATCTCCTTTAAGCAACTGGGCTAGAGAAGGTGGCAAATTTCCTGTGTTTAACGCTTCAATTGTCAAGCGCGGCATTGGTTATAAGACAACACCATCCAAGCCTAATCGTAGAGGCTTTACATCATTAGCACAGATTCGCAATATGTCAGCAGCTGGAGCAATCTATGAAACAGCAGGCCGCCGCGCTCCAGGTACTAAACCTTCATCACGTCCTAACTTTGCAGAGGCTATGGGGCCGCTATACGGCTCAGGTAAAGATCGTGGTCGTTTAATCTTTCGTGCCTTTGAAAACGATTATGGCAATGCTACTAAAGCAGTTCTTAAAGCAATAGACAATGCAGGTAAGACTTTTAACGCCACAGTAGGGAAGCGATAATGGCCAATGTAGTCATAGATATTGCAACGCAATACACAGGCAACCCTGCTTTCAAGAAAGCAACTAACGATGCTCAAAAGTTAGAAAAGTCAGTTGCTAAATTAGGCAAGCAACTTGCCAGCGTATTTGCTGTTTCTAAATTATACGCATTTGGCAAGGCTTCTGTTAAGGCATTTGCAGAAGATGAGAAAGCTGCTCGATCACTAGCCCTAGCCTTAGCAAACACAGGCAACGCTTTTGCAGCAGTTGGTGTAGAAAAGTTTATTGGCGATTTACAACGCGCTACTGGCGTTCTTGATGACAACCTTAGACCAGCCTTTAGAACCCTTCTAACAGCCACAGGCGACGTTAAGAAGTCACAGGATGGCTTAGCACTAGCTTTAGATATTGCGGCAGGCACAGGCAAAGACTTAGGCGCTGTGTCTATGGCACTTGCAAAGGCTTATGGCGGTCAGACAACAGCCCTTAGCCGCTTAGGTGCAGGACTTGACAAGGCAACACTTAAAACAGGTGACATGGATGTCATTCTTGGACAACTTACAGAGAAGTTTCAAGGCCAAGCATTAGCAGCTGCTGAAGGTTATTCAGGATCAATAGCCAAACTGGCCGTTGCTTCTCAGAATGCTAAAGAGATTATTGGCAAAGATTTACTTGACTCAATGCGCATGATTGCTGGTCAAGACGGCATCGGTGGCGCTGCCACAGCAATGGAATCTTTTGCCACTCAGATTGGTAATGCCATCTACGGCATTGGCGTACTTACAACCAAAATTAAATCCTTACCAGGTGCAGACTTTATTGGACGATTCCTAAACGCAGCAACTCAGGTATCTGGATTGGGCGCTCTATCTAAGTTTGGTGCATCCAGCAAAGCAGCATCTGCCGGAACTCCAGCACAATCGCCTGGACAACGCAAGGCAATTGACAAAGCAAATGCAGAAGCAATTAAGGTTCAGAAGACTAAAAACTCTTTGACTACGATTGACAATAATAATACTGCTCGCAAAATTACTCTTACAGGCGATCAATTAGCCCTTGCAGAGCTAGAAAAGAAATTCAATGTAGAACGCATTGGTTTATATGCAGCTCTTAATGAATCAACTGATGGCGAAACGAAGATGCGCCTTTTATCTCTTATTGCCATACATGATCAAAATGCTGCTTTGGCTGGTCAAATCAAAAAGGCTGAAGAAACCACAACTGCTCTGGACGCTTTCAAGACTGCAATCATCAATGCAATTAAGGCATTGGTAGCAATGGCTAATTTAGAGTTGGCAAAATTGCAAACACAATTTGGTGGCACTTCAGGCGGTTATTCAGCTTTTAATACAAATGACCCAAATGCTATTTCAGGTGGAATGCCAGGTGCTATTGCTGATTCATTCGGCAGCACAGGTGCAGGTTCAGTAGCGGGCTGGAGAGCCGCGGAAGGTTTTGCAACAACAATCAATTACAACATAAATGCACAAGGTATAGGCGATCAACAAATTGCAGCAGTTGTTCAAGGAGCAATCCAAGACCTTAATAGATATGGAAATTCAACAACTTACGCTGGAGCAATCTAGTGGCAGTACCAACAGTCAAAGCAATAATTAACTTTTCCACTGGGCCATCCTTTGCCCAAGCAATGATTTTGGATACTGGTTTAATTGGAACAAATGCTTTAGCAGATAGCACTTCAATTATTGTTGATGTATCAAGTCAAATTGATTCAATTAATACTTCTCGCGGTCGCAATGCCCAAGCAGACCAATTCCAGACAGGTCAATTAAACCTTCGCATTGTAGATCAAAACGGCGATTTTAACCCTCAAAATACAGCAAGCCCTTATTATGGTTATCTAAATCCAATGCGTAAAGTCCAAATAACTGCAACTTACTCAGGGGTAACTTATCCAATTTTCTCAGGCTTTATTACAGGTTATTCGACTACAACTCCAAAATTCACAGGCGATGTGGTTTATACAACAATTACAGCTGTCGATGCTTTTAGACTTGCTCAGAACGCTCAGATTTCAACCGTAACGGGTGCTACTGCTGGACAGTATTCAGGAACTCGCATTGGCAAGATTTTAGATGCAATTTCATGGCCTGCATCTATGCGAGATATTGACACAGGATTGACCACCATGCAGGTTGATCCAGGCACTCCTAGAACAGCCCTAGAAGCCATGCAGACAGTTGAACTCTCTGAATATGGTTCTCTGTATGTAGATGCTTCTGGTTCTTTCGTATTTCAAGATAGAACCTTTACAACTAATAGCGTAAATGCCACAGCTACGGTATTTAATGACAACGGCACGGGAATATCTTATTTTAATGCTTTGTGGTTATTAAACGATGTGCTTATTTACAACTCCGCACAAATCACTCGCACAGGTGGAACAACTCAATCAACTTCCAATCAGGCTTCCATTGACAAGTATTTTGTGCATTCGTATAACCAGCAAAATTTGCTTATGGAAACAGATGCGACAGCTCTTGATTATGGCCGCGCTTATGTGGCTTCTAGGGCAGAAACAACAACTAGATGCGATGCAATTACTCTTGACCTTTATACAGCCAATTACAACACAGGAATTTTAGCTGCTTTAGGACTTGATTTCTTTGATCCAGTATCAATCACCACAACACAACCAGCTGTATCTGGGACATCAACTTTAAGCAAGACCCTTCAAGTCTTTGGCGTGGCTCATAACATCACCCCTAATTCTTGGAAAACAACCTTTACCACACTTGAACCAATCATCGATGGGTTCATACTCAACTCAACCCTATACGGTATCCTAGATACCTCAGTATTGGCCTACTAAGGAGAAATCATGGCAGCAGGACTCGGATTCAAAACATTTGTTACAGGTGAGGTGCTTACTGCCGCCGATACTAATGGCTACCTAATGCAAGGCGTTAATGTCTTTGCTAATGCGGCTGCTAGAACTGCTGCAATTACATCGCCCCAGGAAGGACAGTATTCGTATCTAAAAGACACAGATTCAACTGAATTCTATACTGGTGCAGCATGGAGCGCAGTCGGTTCAAGTGGCGGCATGACTTTACTTAGTACTACAACACTTAGTGGAACTAGCACAACAATTTCTAGCATTTCACAAAGTTATACACGTTTATATGGAGTTATGCTTAACGCTACTTTTGGCGGTGCAGCCACTCAATTTCGTTGCGCGCCAAATGCTGATACTGGCGGTTCTTGCATTTATATTATTGGCACTTCTACAACATTAACTAACAGCAATTTAAATTATTGGTTCATGTGTAATTCAAGCATAGATAGTGATAATAACGCTATTGCTTTTGAAATTGAAAATTATACAAATACAACAAAGAAACCCATTCGCTCATGGGGCGGGGCAGTTGTAGGCGGAAACTATGTTCAACAAAATGCCACTGGACTTTATCAAGGAAGCAGCGCGCTAACTTCACTAGTGTTCACTTTAACTTCAGGTGCTTCATTTACAGGCGGAACTATTAAATTATACGGAGTGAAATAATGACAAACACATCTCGTCCAATGGTTAGAATCCATAATTCTGAAACAGATGAACTCATAGATCGTGAAATGACTGATGCAGAGTTCAAAGAATTTGAAAAAGAACAAATGAAAGAAGCAGAACAGGAAACATTGCGCATCAAGGCTGCTGAAAACAAAGCTGCTTTATTGACTCGATTAGGTTTAACTGAGGCTGAACTTCAAACCATTCTCGGATAATGAAGCCATTACTTTGCAAAGCTGGTCAGCAACTTCGTGAACAAATCGATGATGCCTTTCCTGACCGCGATAGAAAGTCCGATGGTTGGATAGGCGATGCCGCTCACGCCAGTCGTCCAAGTGACCACAATCCCGATCCGTCTAAAGGCTTCGTCAGGGCTATTGATGTGGATAAGGATTTCGACTCACGCCCCAGCACAGGTGCTTATCTTGCCGACCAAATACGTCTATGCGCCAAAGCAGGAGATAAGCGAATTTCATATGTTATCTATGCAGGAAAAATCGCATCAGCTAAAAAGTCTTGGAATTGGCGTGCTTAC